CAAATGGAGTTTTGGTCAGACCAGTGACGATGGCAGATACGATTTAAACTTTCCTATGTGGACTCAGGGGTTTTTTAAAGTTAAAGATCAACAGTTTACACAAGACACTCCAGCCATAATTAAAACAATATCACTTAGGTTTGTAGCACAATGTCCAGAAGATTATGTACTAATTCGTAGTATGGCATGTGCTAACACCTTTGGGTTAGACGGAGATTTCCATACAGACTGGCCTAGTCCTAATAAGAGTGTTACTGGAGTTCTTTATACAGATAGAACTTGGGAACGCAACTGGGGCGGAGATACTACATTTGTTGGAGAAGATGGCTTATACAGTTCAGAATACCAACCTCGTAAACTTGTTATGTTTGACAGTAGTATAGAACATATCGGTAGAGGGCCACAAAGACGATGTCCTGCAATGAGATCTATTATCGCTATGCAAGCAGTTAAACGTGAATTTTGTGAAAAGTTTATTGCAAAATAGTGATAAGTATAGTAGTATATTACATACGATGAGGACTAAGACACTCAACCCTCTTTAAATATTCTGCGTGTCATCAAACTTGCTACTAAAAGGAGTCAAGAGATGGCAAAATATATTAGTACTAAAACTTACAATCAGATCGGTCCTTGTTGTTATAGACAGTGGCGGTCAGACAGTCATTGCAATTTAATTCATGGTTACGCACTTTCCTTTCATCTAGAATTTGAAAGTAATGATTTAGATGCACGTAACTGGGTTGTAGATTTTGGGGGATTGCGTCCACTAAAAAACAACTTAGAAGACTGGTATGATCACACACTACTGGTGGCGCATGACGATCCACAGCGAGAAGAATTAATGAAACTAGGCGAGTTAAATCTTGCTAAAATTACCGAAGTTGACAAGGCAGGTTGCGAAGGCATTGCTGACTTTTTATATGAATACATTAATACAATATTTTTACCTGATTTTGAACCGGGCACCAGGGTTTGGTGTAGCCGTGTTGAGGTAAGAGAAACCGATTCAAATATGGCTATGAGAGTCGGTCATAGAGAAGATGAGCAATCTTCTCTGAGACAAGATGGAGAATATGATGTTTAATAAATTATGGAAAATGCTTACTAAAAAAGCTGAGGTCGCAGAAAGTTTATCTCAAAGTGCTACAACTGCTATTGTAGAAAAAGCTGGAGAGGTAAAAGCAAAAGCTAAGATTGCTAAAGATATAGCAAAAATGACTAAAGCTAAGATTGAAGAGCATGGTCGTGATCTAGGAGTTGAACTGGATCGTCGTATGACTAAGTCAAACATGATTAAAGATCTTAAATCCAAACTAAAATAAGAGGCTTACATGAAAATTAGATACACTGAAGCATTTTATAGTGTACAAGGCGAAGGAAGATTTACTGGTGTTCCCAGTGTTTTCCTTCGCATGTACGGATGCAACTTTACGTGTCCTGGATTTGGGTTGCCACATGGCACCAATACTACTGAGCCGGATGACATTGCAGCACAAGTTAAAGAAAATCCACATCTTTATAAGAAATTAGATGATCTACCACTAGCAAAAACAGGCTGTGATAGTTATGCGGCTTGGCATCCAGCATTTAAGAAGTTCCAAACTACAACAGACGTAGACGGACTTGTAGAATACCTACTAAGTTTAACTCCAGACGGACGTTGGACGCAAGAAAACGGCCAGGATATCCATTTAGTAGTTACTGGAGGAGAGCCATTGTTAGGATGGCAACGTATGTATACAGAACTATTTGAACACCCTCGTATGAAGGACTTAAAAAATGTTACATTTGAAACAAATACCACACAAACTCTGCACAACGATTTCAAATCTTACCTCACAAATTCACAGCGAATACATGTTACATGGTCATGTTCCCCTAAATTATCGGTTAGTGGACATGATTGGGATGATGCTATTAAGCCTGACATTGCTCGTAGTTACAGCGATATTCCTAATAGTCAATTGTATTTCAAGTTTGTGGTATGTGATGCTGTGGATGTGGATGAAGTCGACAGAGCTGTGTCAGTATATGGATCCAATGGTGTCCAAGCGCCGGTATACCTCATGGCTGTCGGAGGTACAACAGACAGTTACTTTAAAAACGGAAAAGCTGTCGCAGAAATTGCACTTGAAAAAGGCTATCGTTACTCCCCCCGGCTTCATGTCGACGTTTTCGGCAATGCGTGGGGAACGTAATAATAATACCGGTTTACCTAAAGTTAAAGTACCTAAACAAAAAGAAGAAAGTAAACCAATTGATAATAACAATTTTGAAGACAAGTTAAGACAAAGTGGATTATGAAAATATTTAAAAAACCCGATTGGAAAGAAGTTTGGGAAGAATCTAAAAAATATGGAAATATAGAAGGTCCTGAAAAATGGGCCCTCTATATTGTCCTAGGCTTTGTAGTTTTCTTTTGGGCACTTGCACTGTGAAGTCAGTTTGGGTAACACACGGACAATGTGAATACACTGTCCAAAACTTAATAGCAGGATGGCATGATCCTGAACTAACTGAACAGGGTATGGCTGAAGCTAAACACATCGCTACGATCTTAGCAGATAAATACGTAGAGATTGCTAATGTGTATTGCAGTGACCTAAGACGTAGTTTTAATACAGCAAGAATTGTATGCGAAAGTACCCCCTGGGGAAAAACCCAACAAGTAAGCCCGTTTATTAGAGATCGTGACTTTGGTGATATAACTGGCACACAATCACAAATTCCCCAGGAATGGAAAACTTCTCTAGTTAACGGAGAAAGTCTACAAGATACTGCATCCAGAGTATATAGTTTTTTAAAAGAGATAGAAGATCGAAGCAACGAACTGCCGCATATTATAATTTGCCACAGTGACACAATAAGAGCCGCGGCAGTTGTACTAGGGAAAAAAACACCACATAACATACAAGATTTTAAAGTAAAAAATACAGGAGAGATTATAGAATGGGACTTTTAGATACAGCTAAGAAAGCAATAGGGCTAGGCGAGGCTAAAAAAGTTGAAGCACCAAAACGAGCTCCAAAAAAGTCAGCCAAGGAAATCGCTACTGAGAAAGACGAGCCCTGGGTTAAAGTTATTGACCTTGAAGTTGATCCAGACAATCCTGGCAGTGGTGCATTTGAACTTGACTGGAACCAACCGTTTATTAAGATGCTTTATAAAGCAGGATATCGTAACGAGGTAGAAGAAGACATGGTTGATAATTGGTTCCAGGATGTGTGTAGACAGGTTGTTATGGAAACATATGAGAAAGACGAAGCCATGGTTACTAGAAGTGATATTGGTGACGGTAAAGCAGAATACAAATAATGAAAAGTCTAGTAGGACTAATATTTTGTATTGCATGGATGGCAGGCATAGTATTAGCAAACGGTTTTTGGAGTACATTGCTAGCAATAGCATTTCCTGTATGGGCTTGGTACTTAACCGTAGAGCATCTGCTTTTTAATGTAGTTCCTGCTCTGTGAATGACAGAGAAAGAACGCAAAGATGCTAAAAAAATACCTAAAAAAGATTAATAAAAAAGTTGACATTACTATACAAAAGATGTTACTATAGTGGAATAAATTAAATAAACATCTTTGCTGAAATTGGATAGTAGGCAAAGAGTTCTAAAACGCATTAAAGGAGATTAAAATGCAAACAACAACAAACACGTTATCAATAGTAAAGAATAAATCAACCAAAGAAGTCAATGAAGTTTCACTCCCTCCAAAATTTAAACACTATATTGGAAATGAAAAAGGCATACAAGCACCTGGTGACAGAGTATCTGTACACACAGAAATGAATGCTACCCAAAGAGATCTACATCATAAAGATGTGTTTAGTTGGATTGAAAAACACAAAGGCGTAGACTGGAACTTGTTTGGTTATGTAACATGTGTGCGGTTTCCAGACAGTACACTGGAAATGATCAATGGACAACACAGAACCTGGCTAGTAAAAAAGATTTTACCAGATGTCCTAGAGGTTCCAGCACACATTATTGATATAGAAGAGCAAGACTATGCAGCCCGACTGTTTGCTGCAATGAATGGCGGATCTAGTCGAAGACTAACTACAGAAGAATTATTTTGGAGTGAAGTAATCGGCAAAGACCCTTATGCTCTTTATGTTAAAGATCAGTTAGTATCGATGGGTATTAGTTGTGGCAAGGTAAATGAAGGCGCTGGTATTAAACAAGTTAAATATCCTAACTTTGTAAAATGTCTTAGAATGGGCGATTTGGGTGTAGGCGCAACAAGAAGAGCAGTTGAACTAATAGATACAAGTTATCCAGACAATGGTATTGACGATCAGGTGTTGAGTGGTCTTACAAGACTTTTATCATTAAAAGAGTATGCAGATTTTGGCGACACAGACACAAAGAGAGGCCAACAGTTTGAAGAATGGTTTCAAGAAATAATGCCAAATAGCTTTCCGCTAACTGCATTACGGTTTAACGAGTTCAAAAATACTAGTCAATGGTATAACGGTGTTGCATACGGATTAGCAAAGAACTTTAAATACTTTCTAAAAAGATCAGCGAAAGAGATCGTAGACATCCGTATAATTAAAGACATTTATGAAAACGGTATCAATAGAGTCGATAACTAATAACATTGTGGGGGAGCAATCCCCCACAATAATCCCTTAACAGAACGAAAAAATGCTAAAAAAAATACCTGAGAAAGATTTAGATAGTTATATTATATTCTTAGCTCGCTACTTAGCATTATTTGTTGGTATGCCAATGATGTTTGGTGTAGTATTAAAGCCATTATTGATACTACTACTGATAGTAGGTTTAGATCAAATATGGTTTAAATTAAAGGAGTTAAATTTAGAATGAGTGTGTTTGTTAATGGCGATAGCCACAGTGCAGGTGCTGAGATAATTGAAGACTACTGTTTTGCAGAGGATGACCCTAACTATAAAAACCTCGGACGCCAGGCCCATCCTGGTGCAGTTCCATTAACTTATGGATTTAAACTAGGGCAAGCATTAAAGATCGAGATGTTCTTTATTGAAGCAGAGAGTGCTAGTAGTAATGCTCGTATACTTAGAACTACACAGAAGCATATTAACTTGCTTGTTCCGTGGCTAGAAAACAAATCCAGCGAACAAAGAGAAGAAGAGGTAATTATAGTCGGCTGGAGTTCATGGGAACGTGAAGAATGGAAAGATGCTAGCGATAATTATGTCCAAGTAACTGCTAGTGGCACAGACAGTGTTCCAGAAGAGTTTGGTGACCGTTATAAACAATGGATTATTGACCAAACTCCTGCTGTAATTAAAGAAAAATGTGAGCATTGGCACGACCAGATCTGGAACTTACATCAGCAGTTAGTTAACGAAGATATACGCCATATTTTCTTTAATTCATACAATCACTTTGATGTTGAAGATCAAAGGGACTGGGGCAACAATTATGTTAACCCATATGAGCAATCCGGAACTTATTATCATTGGTTACAAGAACAAGGGTTTAAAACTGTTAGACCTGATAGCCAGCACTATGGCGCAGATGGCCAGGCAGCATGGTCTAAATTTTTACTTCCGTGGTTGACTTCTAAAGAATCTAGTAGTATAATAACGAATACAGTTAACCCAGCTTAGAATTAATGAGGTAAAAGTGACGACATATTTACTTGTAGACTCTCTAAATACGTTCTTTCGTGCTAGACATGCCGCACATCGTAGTATGGATATGTGGACCAAGGTAGGGTTTGCTATCCATGTAACAATGGGTGCAGTTAATCGTGCCTGGCGTATCAGCAAGGCTGACCATGTCGTATTTGCTCTAGAAGGGCGCAGTTGGCGCAAGGACTTCTTTAAGCCTTATAAAGCACATCGTGTTGCTGCTAGGCAAGCAAAGACAGAGATAGAACAAGAAGAAGATGCTTTGTTCTTTGAAGCATATGACTCTCTTGTTACGTTCCTTGCAGAAAATGCAAACTGTAGTACACTACAATGTGATATTGCAGAAGCAGATGATATTATTGCACGGTTTGTTAACATGCATCCCGATGACAATCATGTTATTGTTAGTAGCGATACTGACTTTGTTCAACTGGTTAGCGAGAACGTTAAGCAGTATAATGGCATTGCTAATAACATGATTACACTTGACGGAGTATTTGATGACTTTGGTAAGCCAGTAAAAGATAAGAAAACTGGTGAACACAAAGAAGTCCATCCTGAATGGTTGT